ATGGCAGACGTCGACAACAGGAACCGTAACCGCAGGCCCAACCGCGCGGGACAGCCCAACCCCAAGCGCGAGGCCCGCGCCAAGGCCGCCGAGCGTCACGTGGCAACTGTGTCCGAGGCGTGTGCCAAGGATATCGAGCGCTCGCTTGCCGGCGTTCGCGAATTCGACGGTATGCCTGCCGGCTTTGTCGCGGCGATGAAGGCCAAGGCCCAGAAGGCTGCGGCTGCCGAGGAGCCGGTTGCCGAGGAGTCTGAGTCCGCTGAGGTTGCGTCCGCCGAGGCTGAGGTTGCGTCCGCCGAGGCTGAGGTTGCGGCTGAACCTGCGCCCGCAGAGGAGACCGACGAAGTCGAGTCCGCGCCTGCTGCTGAGGAGCCCGCTCCGGTCCTGCCCGAGGTCACTGTGCTTGATGCCTCCGCCACGCAGGCAATCCTCGATAACGGTCGCGGCTATGCGCAGTTCTGCGACATGGCCGTGCTCGCCTTTGCCTCGTTTACCAATCCGGGCGGTGGATATATTCAGGGTTATCTGGGCCAGGAGGCCACGCTGTGCGCCGATTCGTATCTGTACAACGTTCTCGATAAGCAGCGTAAGTGGTACGGCGAGAACCGTCGCCGCAACATCAACTGCGAGCTCTACCGCAACCGTGCGCTGGTGGTGCCTGCGGTGCGCTTCGACCGCAACCACGTGCATGCATACGCCGACGTGATCGTGGCCGCCGCGCCCAACGTTAGGCGCGCCCGCCAGGAGTATCGCGTGAGCGACGATGCTCTGCTGGATGCCCTGCGCGACCGCATCCGCTTTGTCCTTGCCATCTGCGATGAGCTTGGTCGCGAGAAGCTCGTGCTGGGTGCTTGGGGCTGCGAGAACAACGGCTTTGATGCCGAGGCCGTGGCCGAGCTCTTCCGCAAGGAGCTCGCGTCGGGCGACTTCAAGGTCAAGCAGGTCTTCTTTGCCGTGCCCTCTACGCGCTGGGATGAGGACTTTGCCAAGTTCGAGCACGTGCTGGCAAACTTCCCCGAGCGCAACGAGGAGTCCTATGCCCAGGTTGCCGCCCGCGCCGCAGCCGCTCGCGCCGCCGAGCAGGCCCAGACAGCAGTCGAGGATGATGAGGACGAGGATGACTGGCGCAAGTACCTGTAAGCGGTGCGCGCGATGTGATATGCCAAGCCGACGGGAGGGGTTGCCCCCGTCGGCTTTTTACTGAATGAGGAGCTCAAGATGAAAAACGTTCTGTGCTTTGGTGACAGCAACACCTATGGCTATGATCCGGCGGGCATGCGCGACGGTACCGCGGTGCGCTATGCGCAGGATGTGCGCTGGTGTGGCGTGGTCCAACGTGACTTAGGCGAGGGCTGGCATGTAATTGAAGAAGGCCTCAACGGCCGCACGACGGTACGCGACGACATGTGCCATCTGGACACTAACCTCAACGGCATTCGCGCGCTTCCGATGCTGCTCGAGGCCCATAAGCCGCTGGACGCCATTGTGATCATGCTGGGCACCAACGACTGTAAGACGGTCTTTAACGTGACAGCTTCCGATATCGCCCGTGGCGCCATGGCGCTGATTCGCGCCGTCCGCGCGTTTCCGTGGACCGACGCTGCGCCTTGCCCGCGCATCCTGCTGATGGCTCCTATCAAGATCAAGCCGCAGATCGCCGATGTATATATGACCGATTTTGACGAGCGTTCCGTCGAGGCATCTGAACATTTTGGCGAGTACTATGCGCACGTGGCCGAGCAGTTTGGCTGCGACTTTTTGAATGCCGCCGAGTTTGCCGAGCCGGGCGATATCGACTATCTGCATATGATGCCCGAAAGCCACGAGAGCTTGGGACATGCCGTGGCAGCCAAGCTCCAAGAGATGCTCGGTGAGTAGCACGGCCCCAAACCACCACAGAGTTCCCCTTGCGGGGGCTTGTTTCGTTTGTTTGTCTTGATCTGTAACAGTTCCAAGGCCGAAAACGGGCTAGATGTTACAGATTAAGATTATTTAGGTCGATATCGATTGTTTGTCTTGATCTGTAACATCTAGGGTCGATTTTGCCGAGTTACTGTTACAGATCGAGATGTTTGTGGGAGCCACCGCAAAGGTGCCTGTCCCCTTTGCGGCGGTTTTGGGCTGCGAATCTTAATACTGCCACAACTAACTGCGTGCCATCTACCTGCGGCTTTGCGGGGGAATATCCTAACTTATCCCAAGCGCGTCGAGGGCGGCGCGGACGACCTGCTCGGCGGTGGGGCGGATATAGTGCCGTCCCGACACGCCGGGGAGGGCGTGGCCCATCAGCATCTCTATGAGGTCCCACGGCAGGCGAAGCTCGACCTCCGCTATCGTACGCCACGAGTTGCGGAGGTTTGACCACGGGATGTGCTCGATGCCGCGGGCGGCGCAGAGTTTCCGCCAGCGGTCGTTGCAAATGCTGCGGTTCATGGGCAGCCCGTCGCCCCGGTCGCTCAGCCACTCGCGGCCCTCGGCGGCGCGCGAGGCCGCTATCTCGACGAGGCGGTCGGCGGCTTGCGGCAGGATCACGACGGTGCGGGCGGACTTGGCGGTCTTGAGGGCACCCACCGGCTCGGTGCCGGACTGCTGCATCTGGCGGCAGATGTCGGCGGAGGCGAGGACGGTGCCGCTACGCTCCCAGCGCAGTACCTCCTCGGTGCGCACGCCCAGCGACTCGCCCGAGCGGCAGGAGCCGAAGCACGCGAGGATGAACGCGGGCTCCAGGGGGTTGCCGCGCAGTGCGTCGAGGACGCCCAGGGCCTCGTCGAGGGTGTAGACGCGCTTTGAGCGCTCGCGGGTCTTGCGGGTGGGCATGGTGTACCTGACGCTGGCGGCGAACGGGTCGAGCGGCAGGCGGATGAAGGTCGAGACGCAGGCGTAGACCTTGCGCAGGGTGAGCAGGGCGGTATCGGCGGTGGCGGCGGGAAGTGTCAGCAGCCAGTCCTGCAGCTCGACGGCGCGCAGCTGGTCGACGGGCATTGCGCCCCAGCGGGGTCCGACGTAGTTTCTCCACGAGCGCAGCACGAGGTCGCGGGTGTTGGGGGCGAGCGTCCCCGCCTCGACCTGTGCGGCCATCTTGGGGACGAGCCACGTCTCGTAGGCCTTGGCTATGGTGGGCACGGGCGCGTCGTCGGCGTGCTCGACGTGGATGCGGTCGAGTTCCGCGCACGCCTCGCGGTAGGTGCCGTACACGGTCTTGGTCTTGCGCCTGCGGCCTTGCGGCGTGTTCTGCATCCAGCGCAGGACGTACTTCTTGCCGCGCCTCATCTCGGTCACGGAGCCCCAGACGCGGCGGCGCTGCTTCTTTGTCATATAATCAGATCCGTTCAGATCGCGGGCTTATTCTCCGTTTCGCCCGGTTCTGACTCCGGCCCCGTCTCACGTTCCAAAGTGCAGGGGCCGTCTCCTTAGTCTCGGGGCCGCGGCATCAGCCTGCGGTCCCGAGATTTTTTGCTTTCATGGGCATCACCTCCCTAGATGTAGACGCATGGAATCTCGCCCTACGTTCGCGGTGTAGAGAACGGCGTCGGCGGTGTAGCCGAGTCTTTAGGCGAGCGGGTGGAAAATGCCCCTCTCGCGCAACTTCTCGCTCGTCCGGTACTGTTCGGCGTCGGGCACGCTGTGGAACTCGACGGTCTTGTCGTAGTTCGCCTTGACGACCTCCTCGATCTCATCGAGCGACACGCGGAAGAACTCCCTGCGCTGGTTGACTATGTTCACCTTCCTGTCCTCGAAGGCCCGGTGCAGCGCCGCCTCGAGCTTCGGGGCGTCATCGCAGAAGATGAGCGCGTGCACGTCGAAATTGAACGGGACGGACGCGTCTCCGAGCTCGCGGATGCGGTCCATCGGCTCAAGGCGCCTCGTCATCCCGATCTTGTAGACGCCCTCACCGAATGAGCCGATGTTTGAGATTACGTATACGAAGCCTGCCTTCTGGTTCGCCTCTCGGTAATCGACATCCGACACTGCCCTGTCCACGTCGTCGAGCTTCGCCTTGAGCTCCGCGGCCTTCTCCTCGAGATCGGCGCGCTCGTCGTCGCCGGCATCCTTCAGGCGTGCCGAGATGTCCTTGTACGCCTTGAGGTACTGGGAGCGCTCCTTCTCGAGCTTCTTGCGCTCGGCCGCTATCTCGCGCTCGAGCTTCCGGGCCTCGCGCTCCTGCTCGCGGGCCTCGCGCAGCGCCTCCTTCTCCTCCTCTTTCTCCTGTGCGAACTCGAAGGCCAGCTGGACCTCCTCCTGCTTGAGGAGGACGTATGCGGCGGGGATGGATATGCCGAGGGTCTTGCCGTTGCGGTTGATGGCTGCGGCCGACTTCTCGATTCTCTCGAGCGAGCGCTCGACGTTGGTCGCCTTGACTTTGCGCACGATTTCGTCGCACTCGCCGTTGTACGCCATCATGAGCAGCTTCGAGATTTCGCGGACCATCGCCTTGCCCTTCGAGGCGCTGCCGTTAACCGTCCAGGACGTCTTGTCCGCGGCCTTGCTGAAGCTCTTGACGGCCTCCTTCTGTTTCCTGCGGCATCGGTCGAGGGCGTCCTTGTAGTGAGTCGAGTCGGCGAAGTCGAAGCGTGGGCGGTACAGGCCGAACTCCTCGACCAGCAGCTCGTCATCGAGGACGCGCGACTTGGACTCCTTTTCCTTGACGATGGCATCCAGTTTGCCGCTCTGCTTCTCCAGCTTCTCGAGCGAGGCCTTCTCCTCCTCGATTTTCTTCCTGAGGTCCTCGGCCTCGCGCCTGAGCCTATCCGCGTCCGCCATCTCCGGCGTGAGCATGGACTCGAGCTCCTCTACCCGCTGCTTGTACTCGGTCGCCTTGAACATGTCCCTGAAAGCCATCGGTTCGCCTTTCTGTCTCTAATACCTCTTGACCTCGCTGGCCTGGTGCCACTTGACGACGCCGCGGAAGCTCACGCTGGCGTTCTCCGGATCGTCGAACACTATGTCGGTGTAGCCGTCCTCGTAGCTGTCCGGCGACAGCACGAGGGTCGACGCCCCGCGGTAGTAGCTTCTAAGGATCATCTCGCCGTTGTACTCGGCCGCCACGGCGTCGCCGTTGCGCGGTTCGCACCTGGGGGAGAGTAGTGCGTTCTCGCCGTCGGCAAACCTGCGATTCATGCATGAGCCGCGCACGCGCATGAGGTAGGCGTCCGGATCGTTGACGCGCTCGAGGACTGAGATCGGCACGTCAGCGACCTCGTCGGGACCGAATTCATCGGTGAACTCGCCTGCGTGCCCGGCGACGAGCACGGGCAGAGTCACGTACTGGGCGCCGTTGGGGCGCACGGGCTCCGGGGTCTCTCCCATTAGGTCGGCTGCGCTCGTTCCAAGAAGTTCGGCAAGCTGCCCTAACTTGGTTAGGCGAGGCTTTGCCCGACCGTTTTCCCATGCTCCGATGGCCGCTGCTGACACGTCGAGCTTTTCGGCGATGTCTAGCTGGGTCAATCCTGCTTTTATGCGTAGCGACCGAAGCTTCTCACCAAATTCCATAGTGCCTCCTAACTGGGTCGCTTTTATCCTAAGCAAAAATAATTTTGGTTTAAAGAAAAAAGTAATTGTGGTTCGACCCAAATTAGATTATGATTAGGTCAACGAAAGGAGGAACGGATGCAGAACCTTAAGGAGTTTCGAGAAGCGGGGGCCAAGCGATTCCAGAAAAAGGAAATCGCCGCAGCTTTGGGAGTTACCGAGCCGACGCTTACAGCCATCGAGGATGCACAAGCGGACAAGCTTACGGCTACGATGGCTGACAAACTAGGTAAGCACTTCGGCATTGACGGCAATATTTTTTTGGGTATCGACCCTAAGTAAATTAGGGTGCAAACGAAACGGAGAGAACCATGAACGAGAACTACATCGACATCGAGCTGGGCGGCTGGAACGTCCCCGAGGCCATCACGGTCGAGGCCGAGCCCGCCGAGGCCCGCGACTTTTCCGACTTCGAGCTGTAGGGGAGGGCGACATGAACACCAAGAAGAACTACCCCTACCACGTCGTCTTCAAGCAGAACGAGGACCTCGACGGCGCCATGTGCGAGACGACGGAGTCGGTGGTGAACCGCATCTGCCACCTGTTCGGCTTCTCTGACTGGGCCGTGAGCATGGTCGAGAGCGACCTCGACAGCGCCGAGATCGCGGGCACGCGCTACTACGTGCACACCTCCGTGCGCTTCACCGCCAACGGCATCGGCTGGTCGACCGACTTCGAGAACCTGGTCCGCGACCCGGTTCTCGACGAGCGCTAGGGAGGGCGACATGGGAGACGTGAAGATGCGCCACGAAAACATCAGGTACGAGGCGCGCGGGAAGTCCTTCGAGATCGAGTGCCCGCAGGGCTTCGCGGGCGTCGAGGCCATCGTCTGCTGGTGCGACGCCGGTGGCGGCTGGCACCACGAGGCCTTCGAGTCGTTCCTCGACGCCCGCGGGCGCCTGGACGGCCTGCTGCGCGGCGAGGCGGTCATGGCCTACGTCCAGCGCACGGTCTGCATGAACACCGCCGACGCCATCGACCCCGGCATCCAACCGGTTGAGGTCGGCCTCGCTGCGGGCGAGTGGGTCGAGTACCAGCTGCAGAAGGGGCGTGAGTAGCGATGGAGAAGTTCTGTCAGGCGGTTCGCCTCGTGGTCGCCATCGTCGTCACCACGCCGCTCGTTCTGGTCGTCGCGGCGCTCGCGCTGGTCGAGTGCCTCTTGAGGATGGTTTCCGGGGCGTTGACAAGGCTCGGCATCTCAATCCTCAGAACTCTGTCCTAGCGGCGACAGGCCCCGCTCCCGGGGCGGCACCGTTGCCCCGCGGCTCTCCAATAACCATCCGCGGGGACGTTCCCTACCGGTGCCGTGCCGGGGGCGAGGCCCCGAAAGCAAGCAACAAAAAAGAGCCGCCCGGTGCGGAAAACGGGGACGGCTCCAGACCTGAAAGGAGGTCACTCATGGATTCTAGCAGAGCCAAAACGTTCCAGCAGATGGCCGACGAGCTTGGCATCAGGCACAAGCTGATGTACACGCTGCGCGAGGCGTCGAGGGTGACGGGGGTGCCCTACGACACGCTGCGCATCGAGTGCAAGGCGGGCCGCCTGCGCTCGCAGCTGCCCGAGGGGCGCAAGGTGGGGCGCATGGTGCGCCCGGAATGGGTGGAGCAGTGGATCGAGGAGGGAACGCATGGCATCGAGGCTGCTTAGGTGCGCTGGGTTTGTCGCGCTCGTGTTCGCGGTGAACGCTCTCATGCCGCACGTCATGCATGCGCTGCTGCTCGCAGCGGACGGCATCCGCGTTGTGCTCGGGATGGGGTCGGTACTGTGATCGGCAGGCGATTCGCGTTCACCGTCCCGTTCGTGGCAGGCAAGCAGCGCCACAGGCTCGACCGTAGGCACGCACGGATGTACACGCCTAACGAGACCATCCGCAACGAGGCCGCCATCCGCGACGCGGCGCTCGGTGCCATGCGGGAGGCGTACCCGGAGCTCGAGGGGCTGCTGTTCCCGTTCAGGGTGCCCGTCGCGGTGCGCATCGACGTGTACGAGCCGCTGCCCGTGTCGAGGCCGAAGCGCGTCACGTCGGAACCGAACACGTTCAAGCCGGACGCGGACAACATCGCCAAGCTGGTGATGGACGGGATGAACGGGGCGGTCTGGGGCGATGACAGCCAGGTTGCCGAGGTCCACGTGGTCAAGTGGCCCCGTCGGCGCGGTATCGAGCCGCACATGGACATACAGGTATATCGCGGCTGGGCAGACCCAGCCGCAGAGAAAAAGTAGAAACGGAGACATGAAATGAAACGCAAGGCACTCAAGGAACTCATGAGGCAGGCCGTGGGCAACGTCCTCATCAACACGGAGCTCAACGCCGAGGCGCTCAAGAAGGATATCGACCCCGCGGTGCTCCGCGGCGTCGCCTACGGCATGGCGGTCGCGCCCGTGCTGATGGACGAGGAGCCCATCGAGTTCGACCGCGACTTCCTGGCGGTCATCATCGCGTACGGCAAGAAGTGCGAGGACATCTACGCCGAGAACGGCGCCGTCGCCACGATCTCCAAGCTCTACGGATGCGAGGTGACCATCAATGGCTAACGGGATCATCGAGTTCAAGGACGACGCAGGCATGCCCGTCAAGTTCACCTCGCAGGACATCCGCGAGCGCCTGTGCCCGAACGCGACCGAAAGCGAGCTGGCGCTGTGCATCGAGCTGTGCAACCGCCAGCACCTGAACCCCTTCACCAAGGAGGTCTACCTGGTGAAGTACAAGGACGCCCCGGCGAGCATCATCACTAGCTATCAGGTCTTCAACCGCCGCGCCAATCGCCAGGAGAGCTACGGCGGCATCAAGAGCGGCGTCGTGGTGATGCGCGAGGGGCAGATCGTCAAGAAGCGCGGCAGCGCCGTCTACAAGCAGGTGGGCGAGCAGCTGCTCGGCGGCTGGGCCGAGGTGCAGTTCAAGGACGGCAAGGAGCCGGCCTACGTGGAGCTGGCGCTTAGCGACTACAGCACCGGCAAGAGCAACTGGGCGAAGATGCCGGGCGTCATGATCGAGAAGTGCGCCAAGGCTGGCGCGTGGCGCCTTGCCTACCCCGACGAGTTCGGCGGGATGTACACGGGCGAGGAGATGGACCAGAAGGTCGAGCGCGACATGCGCGCAGGTTCTCAGACCGTCGAGGCCGAGAGCGTCGAGCCCGTGGTCGACCTGCAGCCCGTGCGTGACCTGTTCAAGCCGTTTATGGCGGCGACCGCGCTCGACAGCGCCGGGGCCATGGCCGCCATCTGCGCCGCCGTGGGCTGCACGTCGGGCTCAATGCACGACATGACGGTCATGCAGGCGCGCCGCGCGGCCTCGTGGATGGAGGAGGAGATCGCGGCCCGCAAGGCGCATTCCGAGCCCGCCGCACCCGAGCCGGAGCCCGTGCCCGTCTATGAGCCCGCGCCCGCCGAGTACGCGACCGACGACGACCTTCTGGGAGGCTTCTAATGGCAGACGAGGTTTTGGCGGTCGAGGCCGTGCCGCTCGAGGAGGACTTCGACACGCTGGTGGCGTCGCTCGCCATCGACGACACGCTCGAGGACAAGCTGGCGAAGCTCAAGAAGAATGTCGATGAGAAGCTGGCGGACTACGTGGACGTCAAGCGCATCGAGAGGGACGAGGACTTCAAGGCGGCGAAGAAGTACCGCGCGGCGGTCAACGACGTGAAGAAGCCCATCGAGGCGCAGCGCAAGGCCGCGAAGAAGAAGTACAGCGACCTGCTCAAGACGTTCGACAGGACCATCGGCGAGATCACGGCGCCCATCGACGCGCTCTCCGATGAGTACAAGGCCGAAATTGACCGCTACGACGGCGAGTGCAGGAAACGCCGCCTCGTCGCGCTCAAGGGCCACTACTACGACCTCGCGGGCGAGATGGGGCCCTTGGTGCCCTACGAGCGCATCGCCGACGACAAGTGGCTCAACGCGGGCTTCGGCGAGGTCAAGGCCAAGAACGTCATCGAGCGCCGCGTGGGCGAGCTGCTGCACCAGTTCAAGTTCGTCAACGGGCTCGACTACGCGGACGAGGCCGAGAAGGCATGGGCCGTGGCGTGGTGGGCGAGGACGCTGCCGATGGACTCGGGCGAGGTGGCGGCGGCTGTAGCCGCGCACCGCGAGGAGGTCGCCAAGGCTGCCGTACTCGCGGCGACCTACGAGCAGGCGATGGCGCCCGCACCGGAGCCCGAGCCGCTGCCGCTTGACCCCGAGCCGCTGCCCGACGAGCAGCCCGAGCCTGAGCCGCCCTTGGGCGTGCCGAGGTGTGTGCGGGTGGTCCCGTCGCGCTCCGAGCCGGATGCGGCCGAGGATGCGGCCCCAGCACCGCAGAGGGGCTACCGAGTGGTCATCGAGTGCGCCACGGCAGACGAGCTGCGTCGCGTGAGGGCCGTCATGGTCGAGAACGGAATTCACGGATACGTAGAGAGGATGTAGGACATGGGAGAGAGCAACCTGCCGCCGCTCCGAACGCCGGAGCAGCGCAAGGAAGCGATGGCGAAGGCCGTCCACACGCGCCGCGAGCGCGCCGCGTTCAAGGCGGCGTGCAAGGCGGGGAACATCCCGCCCGAGGCGGCCATCGAGGCGCCCATCGCGCAGAGGCTCAAGGTCGAGGAGTTCGCCCGCTCGTTCCCGGGCATCGGCACGGTCAAGGCGAAGGTGATCGTCAAGGCGCTTGACATCCCCGATGGTCGCCGTGTGAGCGGCCTGGGCTACATGCAGGGGCCGCGCCTTGTCGCGTTTATCAAGAACAACATGACCGCGAAGGAGGACGGGCAGTGAGCATCAACCGAGTGAACATCAGCGGCAACCTGACCCGCGACCCCGAGCTGCGCGCCACCGCCGGCGGGACGCAGGTCCTGTCCTTTGGCGTGGCGGTAAACGACCGCCGCCGCAACGCGCAGACGGGTGAATGGGAGGACTACCCCAACTTCGTCGACTGCACGATGTTCGGCAACCGCGCCGAGGCCGTTGGCCGTTTCCTCGCCAAGGGGATGAAGGTCGCGATCGAGGGCAAGCTGCGCTACAGCTCTTGGGAGCGCGACGGCCAGAAGCGCTCGAAGCTCGAGGTTATCGTCGACGAGATCGAGGTCATGGTGCGCCGTGAGGGGCAGACGCAGGCCCAGCCGCAGCAGAGCCTCGCGGACACGGTGCCCGTGCAGCCACAGGCGCAGGCCGCGCCGCAGTTGAGCGCCCAGCAGGCCTACGCCGCGGTCCCGCAGTCCGAGTTCTACGACGAGGACGTGCCGTTCTGATGAGGCACGTACCCGACATCATCCGCGACCACTGGGAGGCGGCCCTGTTCGCCGCCTCCTTCTCCGCGGGTTTCCTGTTCTTCTCTTCGCTTCTCTGGGGGTGGTTCTGATGGCCAACGACTTCACGGTTTTCGCCAGCTCGATAGCCGAGCTCTACGACGATTACGATCCGAACGACCCCGAGGACATGAGGGAGCGCATGATGCTCGCGGACGCGGTGCTCATGTACGGCCTCCACGGGGTCGAGATCGAGCTGCCCAAGAGCGTCAAAAGGGCCTTCAAGGGACTCAAGAACGCCATCGACAACTCCAAGAACAAGCGCGAGCAGGCCAAGAAGGGCGGCAGGCCGCGCAAGGCCAAGGCCGAGCCGGAGCCCGAACCCGAGCCTGAGCAAAAACCCGAAACCGATGTTTCCGAAAGCGAAAACCTAGGTTTTGAAAACGGGAAACCTAGGTTTACCGAACCCGAAACCGAGGTTTCCGAAAGCGAAAACCCTAACCTAACCTGTCCTAGCCTAGCTTTACCTAGCCTAGCTTGTGTTGATGGTGCGCGCGGCGGCGACGCCGACGGCTTCGCTCCGCCGACCCTGGACGAGTGCCGCACGTACTTCGCCGCCAACTGCATCAGCGGCGACCCCGACAAGTTCTGGGCGCACTACGAGTCGCAGGGCTGGATCCGCTCGAGCGGGATGCCCGTGACCTCGCTCAAGGCAGCGGCGATGCTGTGGAACAGCAAGCAGAAGCAGCTCGACGCCGAGGCCCACGCCCGAGGCAAGCCGACCGACGCCGAGATTCAAGCCGCCACGTTCAAGCCGACGAGGACGCCCGAGCAGACGAGGGCGGAGCTCGAGCGCAGGTGGCGCGAGGAACATCCGGGCATCGACCCGGCGAAGGTGAAGGCCCCGAGGGGGACGACCGCCGACCCGGTGGCGCTCAGGGCGTACCAGGACGCGCGGCGTCTGCTGGACGCGAGGGCCGCATGCGAGAGGAGGGCGTCATGAGCTTGGACGACGAGAGGAGCGAGAACATGGGCAGATCGAAGGGGTCCGCGAGCATCTACGACGACGGGCCGCGCAGCGCCTGCTGCGAGACGTGCGGGTTCTGCGCCGTGAGCGAGACGGCCATGGCGGCGTCCGGCGAGGGTCGCAAGCGCTACACGTGCATGCGCTGCCCCGACTTCGTGCACGCCACGCAGGGGCTCGCCAGGTGCAACTACTGGGAGGCGCGCCATGAGGGCTGAGTCGTGGGACATGCGAGGGGGCAACGTGCTCGTGTGCCGTCAGTGCGGCAGGCGGTTCCGCGCGAGGGGCGCCCGGCAGAAGTACTGCTGCGGATGGTGCGAGAACGTTGCGAACAGGAACGAGAGCAAGCGGCCCGTGGACGTGTACCTCGGGACGAGGAGCGAGGCGGGACGCGAGGTCAACGCCATGCGCGCCGCGCTGGCTGAGGGGAGACGAATCTGATGGAGACTTTGGAACAGATCAAGGCAGACGCAGTCGAGGTGTTCCATTTCGACCGCGAGTGCAGGCCGCAGGACAGGGCGCACGCCTACCTGGGGAAGTACCGCGTCAGGCGCGGCTACAACGACACGGCGATGCAGGTCGCGGTGACCGACATGATCGAGCGCGCCTACGAGGCGGGAAGGGCGGAGGTAGCCGGCGCGAACCTCGTGCAGAACCTGCGCCGCCAGCTGACGAGTATCGAGGCGACCGTCGGGGACGCCATCGACCTGCTCGACGAGAGCATAGGGGGGGCGGACTGCGATGAGTGACTCGAGGGTCGGCGGCTACCCGATGGGGGTGACCGATGCCGCCATCGAGCGCCACTTCGGCGGGGCCTGCGAGCCTCGGATGTGCGGGAACTGCAGGCACTTCTGCGGCAGCGACATCCACGTCGACTACGGCTACTGCCACCTTGAGTTTGAGCGCGCCTACGACGCGGAGGCGCCTGACCGCAAGGAAGGGTTCTGGCGCCTGGCGAAGTGGGCCGTGGCGTGGCTCATGGGGAACCTGCTGTACTGCGAGGACGAGTGCGGCGAGTGCCGCGACTACGAGGAGTTTGGGCTATGAGTATCGAATTGCCGAAAGATGCCGAGGGACGCGAGATTCCGCTTGATACCGAGGTGCTGTATGACGAGTGCGGAACAAAGGTGAGCGTGAAGGAGTTTCTATCCAGAACGTTGGTGGAGAGTCAGAAAAACAGCTGGACGATTAAAGCCCAGTACGAAGGCAACTTTTACTACAACAGCTTCAAGCCAAAGAACATGCACCTCACTCTGCCAGACACTTGGGAGAAGCTGGAAGAGGACTTGCGCAGAGGTGCGGACGCGCTGAATTACGAAGCCTGCGCCTATCTTGGCAAGAGCGCATGCGACTGTTCATCGTGCATCGCCGACAAAGGCGCAACCTGCGAAAGGGTTGTCATGCGCGACATCGCATCCCGCATCCGCAAGCTGAGGGGTGAGGGCGAATGAACATGACACCTTGCTTCATTTCCGAAATGCCCGGGGAAAAGACAAAGGCACTGCTTGTCGGTTTCTACCAAAAAGCATGGACGCATGATGCATCACCTCTAATCGGTGGATTCCCCGCCGGGCAAATCGCGTACCCGGTCGCAGCCGTGATGCTCGAATCGGGCGATGTTGTGACAGTCAGAGCTGAATGCGTGACCATCGACGCGCCTGAAGAGATATTTAGGCAGTACGCATGGATAGGTGGTGAGGGTGAATGACGACCAAGGCTTCGACCCGGTACAAGGTCAGCAAGAAGGTGATAAAGCGTTACTTGGCCGACCATGACCTCACGCAGAAGCAGCTGGCGCAGATGGCTGGCATTACGCCAGGTGCGCTCAGTGCGCTCATCCGCTGCCAGCGCGACATGCGCGTGGGTAACCTTTTTGCGCTTGCCGACGCGATGCGGATGGATCCGCGCGACCTCGTTGAGAAGGTGGACGAATGATTACCGATGATGTACGCCACGAGGTGGCGGCGAAGATGCTCGAGATATGCCGAGAGAACCCGGACGTCTCGCTTCAGGGCATGGTCGCCTCGGCGATGAACGAGTGCCTGCCGGAGGGCATGGAGTACGGCCCGACGCTCGCCGAGCTGATTGACCGCCCGACATGCCACAACGTCGCCGACTACACCAAGGAGTCGTTCAGGTGCTCAGAGTGCGGATGCCGTGTGCTGGTGCCCGGTGGCCGGCCGGACGGCGTGCTCGTCGTGACCTCCGAGGCGTTCCCGCTCGACTGGTACTCGTGCCCGGTGTGCGGGGCGGTGGTCCTCGATGACGCGTATTAAGTTCGCAAGGCCGGTCGATTGCCCGACGTGCGGTGCGACCCCGTCGCACCAGAAGTGGAAGCCACGCAAGTTGGTGTACACAAACGAGGTGGTCGCGATAGGGGACGTCGACCCAGTCGACGCCGTCCATTGCCCTAGGTGCGACCTCGTCTTCGGCGTCGTGCATTACGAGCATGACGACACGTATATCACGAGTTGGACCGAGTTCGAGACGATCCCACGGTATTGCCCGTGGTGTGGGGAGGATTTGACAAATGCCCGATAACGAGATGAAGCCGGTGTTGTCGCCATCTGTCGAGCTGTTGAGACCCGACGGCCCCGCTGCGAAGGCCGCTGCCGCCATCATGGCAAACATAGTTGCGGGTTTCAAAGAGAACCTCGTGCCCGAGCTGCGTGGCGTAGTGCGCGAGATGAGGAAGTTTGACAAGTATCTTGACCCTACGCGGCAACGGGCCAGAGCCCGTGCGCTGAGGCGCTCCCGCCGAAACGTCGAGACGCTCAAGCGCGAGGGGAGGTGCAGGTGATGGCGAGGACCGGCCTTCGCATCGAGGTCCGCCGCCACATCTTCAGGCGGCTGGGCGCGCCGTACGGAAACTGACAGATAAGGGGAGGGTGCCATGCCGGCACCCTCCCCGCAGCCCGTTTGGGGGACCACTTGAGGGGAACGTCGAGGCTTACGGATGGGCCTTTTGGCCCATCTACGGAATCTACACACATGCCGCTCGGGGCCGAGCTCGCCCGCCGACGGCGCAAGGGCTACCGGCTCTGGACGCCGGACATGGTGCGTGCGATGCAGGCGCACCCGGAGAGGAGCGCGGCCGAGATCGCGGCGCTCCTCGGCGTGACGCCGTCGAGCGTGCGCCACGCCAGGCAGAGATACGGTCGCTTCGGCAGCGGCACGGGGATGCTGTGCATCGCGTGCGACTCACGGCCCGTGTTCGACACCTCGGCGCAGGCGAGGAGGTGGGGACTGTGCAAAGGGTGCTATCTGGCGGAGCGGAAGAGGCGGCTCGAGGAGGAGGCGGAGAGCAACCGCATACGACAGGCCGCGCACAGACGGCAGAAGCTGGACGGAGACGCTTGAGAGGCTGGCCGAGGTAATCAGTATCATGTCGACCAAGGTCGAGTAGCCGAAAGGCCCCGGTTTCCCGGGGCCTTTTCTTTAAACGTTACCCCCTTTTTACGCTCGTGGGCAAACGCACGCGCTTGTCCACGTGCGTAAAAAGGTGGGAACGTTCGCGTTTCCATATGGCTATCTACCAGCGGAAATGTGATTTTGTGGCGGGAAAAGGGCGTGAAAAACTGACCAAGGAGGGCATCGAGGATGCCGTCCGCCTGTGCCGTGCCGGAATGACCGACAGGGACATCGCCGCGTATCTCGGGGTCGCACGCGAGACATACAGCCGCTGGATCAACCACCCCAGAACAGGCAATCAGCGTCAACTGTGTCACGTTCTAAAAAAGGCCGAGGTCGAGCGCAAGGCGACGCTCGTGGGCCGCATCATGGACGCGAGCGGCGACAGCTGGCAGGCGGCGGCGTGGCTTTTGGAGCGCAAGTACCCGCAGGAGTACGCCAAGGCGCAGCGCATCATGGACACCACCGACAGCGCCGTGCTGAAGGCCGCCAAGGAGCTGGTGCTGTCCGTGCCGTCCTCAATCGGCGGGGACTAGCAGCCGATGCCGCTCACGAGGATGCAGGGCGAGTACCTCGCCAACTGCACGCACCGATACAACGTCAAATGCGGGGCGACGGGCTCGGGCAAGAGCTACGTCGACATAGCCGTGACCATACCGCAGAGGCTTCTCGCCATGAGGGGCGAGGGGCTGGCGGTGATGATCGGCAACACCCGCTCGACGCTCGAGCGCAACATCTTGGAGCCGATGCGCTCGCTCTACAGCGAAGACGTCGTCAGCCAGATCGGGCGGGACAACACGGCCCAGATATTCGGGCGAAAGGTCTACTGCCTCGGGGCGGACAAGAAGACAAGCGTATCCAAGATTCAGGGCGCCACGTTCGAGTGGGTCTACGGCGACGAGGTCGCCACGTGGAGCGAAGACGTGTTCCAGATGCTCAAGAGCCGCCTGCGCTGCGAGCACAGCTGCTTCGACGGTACCTGTAACCCCGACAGCCCCAACCACTGGTTCAAACGGTTCCTCGACGGCGACAGCGACATCTACAGGCAGGACTACACGATCTGGGACGGTGCGCTGGCACCGGATGTCATCGAGGCCCTCATCAAGGACTACGGCAGCGGCGTGTACTACGACCGCTACATCTTGGGCAAGTGGACGCTGGCAGAGGGCCTGGTCTACCCCGAGTGGGAGGGTGCCCTCGAGAGCCGGTATACGGGTAGCGCCGCCAAGTACGCGGTGTCTTGCGACTACGGCACGCAGAACGCCTTCGCGGCGCTGCTGTGGGCGTTTGACGGCAGGGTGTGGCACGCGGTGGACGAGTACCGCTACTCGGGCCGCGACACGGGGCACCAGAAGACGGACGCCGACTACGTGGCCGACATGGCCGACTTCGTGCGCGGGCTGGGCAAGCCGCCCACGTTCATCATCGACCCGAGCGCCACGAGCTTCATCGCCGCGATGCGGCAGGCCGGGTTCAAGACCAAGAAGGGGCGCAACGACGTCGCGGACGGCATACGAGAGACGGGGGTGTGCCTGGGCAACGGCACGGTGCGCATCTCCGACGCCTGCGCGGGGCTGATAGGCGAGCTCGGCGGCTACTGCTGGGACGCCAAGGCGGACGGCGACAGGCCCGTCAAGGTCGAGGACCACAGCTGCGACGCGCTCCGTTACGGCGTGGCAACACTGCGCATGTACAAGCCTGCGAAAGAGCAGGTAAACCCATTCTTTGGAGGGAGGTAGCGGCTTGTCTAAGGGGCCTTTGGTGACCGATGGCGACCTCAAGGCGGCGGCGTCGGCGACGGCGTTCGCGGCAGACGCCATCGAGCGGCACATGTCGAGCGAGATGTACCGCAACGCCGTCACCGCGAACGAGTACTACCGCCAGCACAACGTCACGATCAACCGTTTCGTGCAGAAGATCTACTCGTGCTCCGGTGCCGAGGCCGAGGACTTCACGGCCTCGAAGCTGAGGCTGGCGAGTAACCTGTTCAAGCGCCTAAACGTCCAGCGCTGCACGTACTCGCTCGGTAAGGGCGTGAGCTTCGTGGACGTCTCGGCGGGCGGCAAGGACACGACCAAGGAGGGGCTTGGCGACCGCTTCGACGACGACGTCATGGAGATGGGGCTCAAGGCGCTCATCCACGGTGTGTCGTTCCCGTTTTGGAACCTCGACCACATCGATGTGTTCACCGCCGACGAGTTCTGCCCGGTGTGGGACGAGTACTCGGGGGCGCTATACGCCGGCGTGAGGTTCTGGCGGCTCGATTCCGACCACCCGTGGCACGCGACCCTCTACGAGCAGGACGGCTACACTGAGATGGTGTCGGGCGGCAGCGGCTTCGACTTCGAGGTGGCCGAGGCCAAGCGCGCCTACAAGGTCACGTATCGGGAGATACCGGCGGACGGGATGAAGCTGGCCGTCGATGCGGAAAACTACTCCCGCCTGCCCATCGTGGCGGTCTGGGGCAGCGACGCGCACCAGAGCACGCTCGTCGGCATGCGCGAGAGCATCGACGCCTACGACCTCATCAAGAGCGGCCTGGTGAACGACACGCGCGACTGCGCGCAGATCTACTGGCTCATCAACGGAGCCGGCGGCATGGACGACAGGGACCTCGACCTGTGGCGGGCGAAGCTCAAGCTGACGCACGTGGCCGAGGTCGACGCCGAGCAGGGGCAGTCCGTGACGCCGTACACGCAGGAGGTGCCCGTCGAGGGCCGCAAGGAGACGCTGGCGCAGATCAAGGCCGACATCTACGAGGACTTCGGCGCGCTGGACGTCCACACCATCGCGGCGGGGGCGACCAACGACCATATCGACGCGGCATACCAGCCGATGGACGAGGAGGCCGCCGAGTTCGAGCGCCACATCCGCGAGGGTATCATGGACATCCTTGCGTTGCAGGGCATCGAGGACACGCCCGTGTTCACGCACACTCGCATCAGCAACACCAAGGAGCAGGTCGAGACCGTGTGCCTGGAGGCCGAATATCTGGACGACGAGACGATCCTGCGAAAGCTGCCGAACATCACGCCCGACGAGAGGGCGAAGATTTTGGAGCGCAAGCAGCGGGAGCAGGAGGAGCGCATGGCAGCGCTGCCGCCCGCCCTGGCGGCTAACGCGAAGGGCGCCCAGGAGGGCGACGAGGACGACGACAACGACGAGGAAGGTGATGAGTGATGGCGGCATTGCAAGTGCTTGACGGCGAGCTGTGGCAGTGGGACACCGGGCGCGAGGTCGAGGTTGTCGGCTGCGAGCAGGTGCATTTCGCCAAGTCGACCACAGGGACGTGCTACACGGTCGCGGTGGCCGACAGCAAGGCGAAGATTCCCGACGAGCTGCTTCAGGCGGCTGGGCGCGTGTACGCATGGGCCTACATCACGGACGAGGCATACGGCGGGCGCACGCGCATCGAGGCGCTCTGGGACGTAAAGAGGCGAGCCAAGCCCGCCGAGTACATCTACGAGCCGAGCGACCAGCGCACCATCAAGGACGCAGAGACGGCGCGAGACGAGGCCAAGACCGCGCAGAAGGCGGCGGAGGCCGCACGCGACAGGGCCGTCGCCGCCGAGGTCAAGGGGGCACGCGCCACGACGCTCGCCTCGGGCTCGGAGGCAACGGCGACGATGGAGAACAACGTGCTGGTCGTCGGCGTGCCGAAGGGCGACGCGCTGAGATACAGCGACCTTACCGCCGAGCAGATCGCGGAGCTCAAGAAGCCCGCAACGGACGCGGCGGCTGGCGTGAACAAGGTCAACAACGAGTTCAAGCAGCTCAAGGCTTCTGTCGAAACGGCTGAGAAAAAGCGCGCCGACGCCGAGACCGAGCGCGGGCAGACCGAGTCCGAGCGCAAGACCTCCGAGACGGAGCGCAAGGAGGCTGAGGTGGGGCGCAAGACCGCCGAGCAGAAGCGCGAGCAGGATTCGACCAAGGCCCTCGCCGACGCGCAGGCGGCGCTCAAGGACGCCAAGACGGCAGCCCTGAACTACCAGTCGATTATCGACTCGGCGGCTGCCGTGACGGCGCTGGGACTCAAGAAGGTAAACGGCAAGATTTGCCAAATGCGAAAGGTAGGTGCCTAAATGGCCGATACGCAGGCAACCGAGCAGGCAACCGAGGGGTTCGGGTATGCGGACCCGCTGGCATCGGACAAGGCGGTGTGGGCGCTTGTCGGCGCGGTGAAGAATCTGGGCGACCAGAAGGCGCTCGAGCGCGATGCCTCGACGGGCCGCTACTCCAACGAGAGCGTCGCCGCGATGGTGGACAAGCACAAGACGGGGCTGGTGTACACGTTCCTCATCCCGGCGGGCAGCCCCACCGACATCCAGCCCATGAGCGCCGCCGCGAAGCGCGTGGCCTCCACCGAGTTCGTGCCGGCGACGGCGACGAGCGCGGCTGTCGACCCGTTCGACACCGAGGGCGGCCCGTGGTTCCACGTGTCCGCCAACGCCGGTGCCGACGCCGACGGCGTGCCGTGGGTCGAGGCCATCGACGGCGTAGACTACGGCTTCTCGCGCGTGGACAACGGACATGGCAACAACGTCTACGAGATCGCGCCGGTCGTGTGGCAGGCGGTCGAGGTGCTGACGAACGGCAACCTGCTCGTCTCGTGGTCCGACAGCCGATTCAGCGGCTCGCAGCCGAACCCCAAGGCGTTGCTGCCGGACGGCACGCTGCGACCGTACATGCTGACGCCGACGTACCCCATGAGCATAGACGCCGACGGGCGCCCGCGTTCCGTCTCGGGCGCGAAGGTCGCCAACCGAGTGACCTCGCACGACTCGCTCATCGACCTGTGCAAGACGGCGACCACGGGCTACTCGGGAATGTCGGCCTACGACCAGTGGTACGTCAACTTCCACCAGCTGACCAAGACGCTGTGCAAGTCCTCCCAGGTGGACTTCCCGGGCTGCACCGACTTCAACGTGCAGATTCACCCGGCAATCGCCGAGACGGGCGTCACGCGCGTCGTCGTGACCGCGTCGCAGGCCGCGAGTATCCCCGTGGGCGCGTCGCTGATGTACGGCACCGACACGGGCACCAAGTGCCCAGACCGAGGCGCCGCGGCGGCGTACGACGTGTTCGACGGTGCCGTTGTCGGTGGCAAGGAGACGCTCGCAGACGGCAACGTGGCGCTTCTCATGGACGTCGCCAAGGCGTTCGACACGACCGTGAACACATGGCTCCAGAGTGCGCCGTGGAGCACGGGCAACACCGATGCCCTCGTGGGTGACGGCCAGGTGGCGAAGGACGGCAAGCATCCGTTCAAGGTCGGCGGCGTCGAGACGGGGCTGGGCCTGTGGGAGTTCATGGGCGATACGCTCTTCGTCTCCGACGGCACGGGCTTCGGCATCGCGGTCAACCCCGACACTCGCAATGAGAAGAAGAACGCCGTGGCGGACGGGGTGACCCCGACGGCGGCGTGCATGCCGACGGCTGATGGCTACATGCTCGACATCCAGTTCGTCAACGGCCTCATCTTGGGCAAGGGGCTCGGCGGCTCGGCGACGACCGGTGTCGGCGACTACTTCTACTTCGACACCTCCGGCGGAAAGGTAAAGGGCACAATCCGTCTGGTTCGGTTCCTTGGCGACCTGCGGGACGGCTCGGCGGCTGGTCTTCGTTTCGCGAACTCGAGGAGCTGGTCTGGCGGGGCGCACTGGTACTTCGTCTCCCGGCTTTCTGCTACGGGCCGTAGCCGGGGGTGAATCAGGGCGTAGCCCTGAGAGGGGGCTGGCCCCCTCCTAACCCCAAACAGGGATTCACGGTGAGGGCGGCGCTGGTTTCTGGTTCAGTTCCTTGGCAACCTGAGGAACGGCTCGGCGGCTGGTCTTCGTTACGCGAACTCGAGGAACAGGTCTGGCAGGGCGAACTGGAACTTCGTCTCCCGGCAATCTGTCTATAAATCTCTACTCGCACCGTGTCTACCGCGCCCGCCGCTTTCTGGCGGGACGCGGCTCAGCCTGACTCCTTTGAGTGAAATTTGTCCGCAAGGCTCACGGGCTGGTAGCCGCAAGGCGAACGCTCGTATGACAGACAGAAAGAGCTTTGATCTATGAAAACCTACTGCAAGGGCCTCGAGTTCACGCGCAAGAGCGTCGTCGAGGCCCTGCACCGATGGAAGAAAAGCGACTCCGGCAAGGAGAACGGCTGGCGCGTCGCCGACGAATACGGCACCGAGACGGCGTTCGTCGACCGCATCTGGCTAGAGCTCTCGACCGAGACGCTGACATTCGACCCCATCCGAACCTATCTGAAACACGATCCGAACAGCGGCAAGCTGCGCGAGATAAGCGTCGAAAGCATCAAGCGGCAGGTGTGCAACTACCTGTGCGTCGGGGCACTCGAGCCGCTCCTTGCCGCCAAGGTCGGCTTCTGGCAGGTGTCGAGCGGCGTCAAGGGCAAGGGAGCGGCGCTGGGGATGCGCAAGCTCAGGCGCGAGGTTCACCGCTTCGCCTACCACGTGCACGTCGACATCAGCAACTGCTACGGCTCGATGCAGACGGCGATAGTTGAGGGTCTGGTGGCGCGCTACGTCAAGAACAGCCAAGTCCTCTACCTGCTTCATTCGCTGCTGTCGACGATGAACGGCGTCCTTATCCTCGGCAGCTACCTGTCGCTTCGGTTGGCGGCGTTCGTGATCTCGTTCGCGTACCACGCGGTCGAGGAGGCGGCGAAGGAACGGCGCGGCAAGCGCGTGAGGCTCGCGGGATGCCAGGTGTGGTACGCCGACGACGGCTATTTTCTCGGCAACTCAAAGCGCTCGCTCAGGAAGGCCGCGGCCATCGCCGCACGCGTTTTGGGGCGGCTAGGATTGTCGCTGAAGCCGTGGAAGGTGAGGCGCAACGGCGCCGAGCCCATCGACTTCGCGGGGTACCGCATCTGGTGCGCCCGGGGCCGTCGGGTCGACCTGAGAAAGCGGCTGTGGAAACGCCTGCGGCGCGCGTTCGCGCGCTACGGGCGCAGGCGCACCGAGCGCTTGGCGAGGCGCGTGTGCTCTTACTGGGGCTGGCTGAAAACGGCCGTCATGGAGCACCAGATGAACGTCAAGCGGTGCATATTCAACGCGGCGAGGGCCGTGGGTTAGGAGGAAAAATATGGTTGTGAAGTCGGAGCGAACGGGCGAGAGGCCCGAGACGGTCGAGATCGCGGGGACCGACGTCTGGCTGCGCCGCGGCATCGCCGAGGGCGAGCGCGAGGAGCAGGGCGGCGAGGGCGGTTCCGTCAAGGTGAAGGTGTTCACCTACGAGGAGCTGCACTTCACCGACCCGACTGGCGAGCTGACGGTCGAGGGCGCAAAGGCCGACTTCGACACCGTCTGGGCGGCACACGAGGCGGACGGCATGAGCATGGAGGAGCAGATCGCATCGCTCCAGCAGCAGGTCGCCGACTCGCAGGCGGCCCTTCTCGAGCTCGGCGACATCGTTGGAGGTGAGTAACTTGGCGAAGATCTACTACCGCGCCGTGAAAAGCGGCAGGCGTACGCTCGAGAGCGTTCCCGAGCGCTGGCGCGACGAGGTGCGCCAGATGCTAGAGGCAGACGGCGAGTAGGGAAGGGCCCCGGCTTCGGTCGGGGCCCTTTTCCGTTATGCGCGGGCGACCATGCGTGCCGACGATTGGAGGCGGCGCATGGCGAAGGATAGCGCTCACGAGTTCTCAGACGCCGAGATTCGGGCGTTCGAGCGCGAGGTGGCGGGAGTGTACGGCGAGGCGAGCAAGACGGCCTACGCCAACCTCAAGCGCTATCTGGCGCAGTTCGAGGCCGATGACGAGAAGATGCGCGAGCGGCTTGAGGCCGGCGAGATCACCAAGGCGCAATACAGGTCTTGGCGAAGCGGGAAGATAGCGGCTGGCAGGCGCTACCGAATCGTGCTCAAGCAGTGCGCCGAGGCCATGACGCACGCGAACGTCGTCGCAGCCGCCGCCATCGAGGGCAGGCTGCCCGAGGTCTACGCTGAGAACTACAACTACGGCACTTGGCAGGTCGAGAGCGCCGTGGGCGTTGACACGGCCTACGCGCTGCAGGACGCCTCGACCGTTCAGAGGCTGCTCACCGACCACGACAGCTACCTGCCCAAGCCCTCCGTCAACGTCGCCAAGGACGTGGCGTGGAACCGCCGGCTCATAGCCAACCAGATCACGCAGGGCGTGCTGCTCGGCGAGTCGATACCCAAGATTGCGAAGCGCATCCAGGACGTGGCGGGGTCCAACCGCGCGGCGGCGGTGCGCTTGGCGCGGACCTCGACGACGGCGGCGGAGAACGCCGGGCGCGTCGACAGCTACAAGAGGGCCAAGGGGCTCGGCATCAATGTACAGCAGGAATGGGTAGCGACGCTTGACCTGCGCACGCGCTCGAGCCACAGGAAGATTGACCGCGAGAAGGTCGAGGTCGGCGAGAAGTTCAGCAACGGGTGCCGCTATCCCGGCGACCCGGAGGCGCCGTATGCCGAGACGGCGAACTGCCGCTGCACGCTGGTGGCGTGCTGTGACGGACTCGACGTGCTCGACGGCGAGCGCTTCAGCCGCCTGCCCGAGGGCATGACCTACGAGGAATGGAAGGCTGGCAAGCCCGCCGTCAACGGCACCAAGCCCGCGAACCGCACCATCTCCGAGTTCATGGAGATGCCCGGCACCAAGCGCAAGCTGGATGTGGCGGGCGTGTCCAAGACCGAGGCGCGCAAGCGGCTCTCGCGCCAACTCGAGGACTACGGCATACCGTCGAGCGGGTTCAGGAAGATGTCGGCGGGCGACCAGCAGAAGGTGCTGGACTCGGCGCTCGGCACGGTCTACGAGGGCGGCAGGAAATCGAGGGCTAAGCCGGTAGAGCACTCAATGGAGTTCGCGGTGGATATGGGGAAGATCGCGAGCAGGGACTACAGGGTAAAGGTGTCTAAAGCCGTCGGCAAAGATGCCGCGGACGGCGTACATGCGAGCATAAGACGCATCCTCAGCCACCGAGGGGGCACGAACGGCGAGGACCTTTACGCCATCGACTTGTCAACGGGCAAGACAATCACGAGCTGCGTTAACTCGACCGTCGGCAGCACCGTGGTCCCTCCGGCGAAGTTCGGCAAGAAGGTCGAGGCGGCAATCGGGGACGGTCGGCGCGTAGTGCTGCTCCACAACCACCCGGCCTCTGGCATCCCTAGCGCGGCTGACCTTTTGGCGGTCGGCGGCAAGGGCTGCGAGATGGGGATAATCGCAGCTCACGATGGAAGTATCTACACGTTCGAGAAGGTTTCCGAGCCGGATGCGTCCTATAATGTCGATGAGGTGAAGTACCTTAGAATCCAAAGGCTTTACGGCGGCAACGAGGACAGGCTGTTTCGGGCGATTGAGGAGAGGTTCGGTTTCAAGATTGAGCATCATGAATGACATACTCAACGAAGCCGTTAGCTATCTCGACGGAAGAGACGACGTCGACGCTATAGGTCACGTTCTCGATTCCAAGCCTAAAGCCGTTCAGGAGCTATGGCTTAAAGAGGCCAAATACGACGACGAGAATCGCAGGGAGTACTACGAGCTGTTTGGCCCGGATAAGTTCGAGGATGCTCTTGAAGCCGATATAGTCGAGATATTCGAAAGCGAACTAAATAACTAGCCAGCAGGCCCCGCCACGGCGGGGCTTTTTTCATGCCGCGTGACCGTGCCGCGACACTGCCCGCAGAGAGATTGGGGCAGGCATGAAAGAGCTATTCACTTGCGCGAACTGCGGCGACTGCGCCGTAAAGCTTGGTTTCGGCTTCACGTTCCCGGACACCTACATCTGCACGCAGCGCGGCGACGAGGTCGAGCCCGACGACGGCTGCACGCTCGGGTGCGAGGGCATGCCGGTGCAGGCTATCGAGGCCGTCGAGGCGGACGTCAACGGCCGTGTGGGCTACGGGTGCGAGGTGCTCGACTGATGGCTTACGGGCTCGTCGGCGGCGTCGGCGACCACGGCCGGCACGGCACCCTCATCACCGAGGAGATCGTAAACGCCGCGAAGCTGGATACCGCCGAGTGCATCGAGATACGGCAGAACAACATCGAGCAGGTCGAGAAGGCCCTCCTGCGGGCCTATAAGACGGGGCTGGAGGAGATAGGCCTCGTCGCGGAGGGCTACGCCAAGGCGACGTGCCCGGTCGACACGGGCAGGTTGCGCAACTCCGTCACGCACCTACTCAAAGGCTACGACTGCTTCATCGGGACCAACGTCGAGTACGCGCCGTACGTCGAGGAGGGGACCTCCCGCATGAAGGGCAAGCACTTCCTGCGCAAGGCGGCAACGGGCCACGGAGACACGTACCGGGCGATTCTCGAGAAGCACCTGAGGGGCGGCGCGTAGGGCCGCGTTACTCCGCTTGGATACTCACCCTTGCCGCGAGGTATTGCGGCGCGGGCCCTGCCGAGGCAACAGGCTGGGACCCGCCCATTCCGAAGCAAGGGAGATTCTGTTGGCACTCACGCGAAAGATGCTCAAGGCAATGGGCATCGAGGACGAGAAGATCGACCAGATCATCGAGGAGCACGCCGAGAGCGTGGACGCGCTCAAGGCGCAGCGCGACGAGCTCAAGGAGGCCGCGGGCAAGGCGGACGGCTACAAGAAGGAGCTGGACGCGCTCAAGGCCAAGGGCGAGGGCGCGGGCGAGTACGAGGAAAAGTACAAGGCCAAGTGCAAGGAGCTCGACGACTACAAGGCCGAGGTCGAGGGCGAGAAAGCCACAGCCGAGAAGCGCAGCCTGTACCGAGAGCTGCTCAAGTCGGCGGGCGTCGACCCCAAGCGCATCGAGACCGTTCTCAAGGTTTCCGACCTCGAGAACGTGACCGTCAAGGACGGCGCTATCGAGGGCGCGGACAAGCTCACCGAGGGCATCAAGGCCGACTGGGCCGACTTCATCGCAACCACGACCGTCAAGGGCGCCGACGTGGCCCACGCCCCCAAGGGCGAGGGCGGCAAGGACATCAACGAAATGAGCACCGCCGAGTACATGAAGTACAAGGCGGAGCAGAGAGGCTAAGGGGTTTCTATGTCGAACACCATCCTTACACCCAACATCATCGCCAACGAGGCGCTGGACGTTCTGCGCACCAACGCCGTCATGGCCAACCTCGTCCACCGCGACTACTCCTCCGAGTTCGTCGCCGGCGTGGGCGACACCATCACCGTCCGCAAGCCCGCAACCTTCGAGGCCAAGGAGTTTACTACCGAGGTCGAGGTGCAGGACGCCACGGAGGGCAAGGTTCCCGTCAAGATGGACAAGCTGCTCGACGTGACGTTCGCCGTCACGTCCAAGGAGCTGACGATGGGCATCGTCGACTTCTCCGCGCAGTTCCTCGTCCCCGCGATGCAGGCCTTCGCCGACAAGATCGACGGCTACCTGCTCGCGCTCGAGAAGGACGTCACGAACCGCGTCGACCACACCAAGGGCGCCATCGCCGTGGCGGACATCATCGCCGCCCGCAAGTTCCTCGTGGACGCCAAGGCGCCCTCCACGGAGCGCCGCTTCGTCTACGGCTCCCAGGCCGAGGCCGACCTGCTCAACACCGAGGCGTTCACCAACGCCTCCGCCGTCGGCGACAACGGTACCGCCCTCAAGGAGGCATCGCTTGGCCGCAAGTACGGCCTCGACTTCTACTGCGACCAGAACGTGCAGAAGACCACGGCGGAGACGGCCAACTACACGCCGTCCATCGCGTTCCACAAGAACGCCTTCGCGCTCGTGACCCGCCAGCTCGAGATGCCGCTCGGCGCCCCCAAGGCGTTCTCCACCTCCTATGACGGCTTCGGCCTGCGCGTCGTGCAGGGCTACGACCAGAAGACCAAGACCGACACCGTCTCCATCGACATGCTCTGCGGCGTCAAGACCCTCAGCCCCGAGCTCGCCGCCGTCATCACCGATAAGCGATAGGCGCAGAGATGCTCGAGCAGGTGCTTCTGTCGCTGCGCAACTGGTTCGTCGCCGACAAGCGCACGGGGCGCGTCCGCATCGAGGACGGCCGCCTCGTGCCGCCCGCGGTCCTCGGCCTCAAGGAGGGCCAGTACATCCGCATCACGGGCTCGACGTTCAACGACGGGCTGCACTCATGGCCCTGCAACGGACTCACGGACGAGGAGTTCGTCGGCACCGTCTGGGCGCTCGCCATCCCGCAGGCCGTGGTCGACCTCGCTGACGAGATCGCGGCGTGGCAGACCGAGCACGCCAAGGAGTTGGACAGCCCGTACGCATCCGAGAGCTTCGGCGGCTACAGCTACACGCGCGTCGGGGGCGACGGCTCGCCCATCACGTGGCGACAGCAGTTCAAGGCGCGTCTCGACCCTTGGAGAAAGCTGTGAGCCGCCTGTACGAGCGCATGGCGGTGGCGTGCGCGAGGCTCGTCTCAAAGACCGAGCCTGACGGCGAGGGCGGATTCAAGACCGTCCTCGCCGTCGGCGACGGCTTCACGGCGGCGATCGTGCGCGACAGCTCCACGGCCTCGCGTATCGCGGAGCACGACGGCGTGAGGAACGTATACACCGTGACCACCGACGAGCCGCTGCGGTACGGCGACCTCTTCCAGCGTGCGTCCGACGGGCAGGTATTCCGCTGCACGTCGAACGCGGACGACGGCGCCGCGCCGCGCTGCGCGTCGTTTGGCTTCGGCCAGTGCAGCGCGGAGGAGTGGGAGGTGCCGGATGGCGACTAAGGCGGCAGCATTGCAGGCGTGGCTCGAGGGCTTCGGGCTGCCCGTGTACCGCGACTCGGCGGTGCCGGGCGAGGCGAAGATGCCCTACATCACCTACGACCTGCCGACCGCGGCATTTGGCACGCAGTGCAACTCCGAGGTGAACCTCTGGTTCCGTACATCGTCCGAGGCCGCGCCCAACGCCAAGGCCGAGGAGGTCGCCCGGGCGCTCGGGCTCTCCGGCGTGCTGCTGCCGTGCGACGGCGGCGGCATGTGGGTGATGCAGGGCGAGCCGTTCTGCAACGCCATGGCCGACGAGGACAACGCCGTGAAGCGCCGAATCATCAACCTGACCATTGAGTACATGACCAGCTACTAGGAGGTCATATGTCTAAGTTCACGCGCATCCCCGAGAACACGTTCAAGGAGATCGTCATCAACGCGGGCCTGCTCGCCACGAATTTCAACCCCAAGACCGCCGAGGTCGCGGAGTCCGAGCTGATGGGCGCGACGAGTGGCGGAACCAGATTCGCCGCCACGCCCAATTTCATCGACTACGGCGAGGACATCGACAACTGCCCCGCCAACACGATGGAGCTGAAGCGCATCGACAGCATCGAGGCCAAGCTGAGCGGCACCTTCGTGACGTTGAACACCACGCTCGGCAAGAAGCTCGCAGCCGCAGCCGACGAGACCGAGGGGAAGATCGTCCCGCGCTCCGCGCTCTCGGAGGCCGACTTCGCCGACATCTGGCTCATCGGCGATTACTCGGGCGAGAACGGCAACGGCTATATCGCCATCCGCCTCATCAACGCGCTCAACACGGGCGGTCTGCAAATCACGACGCAGAACAAGGCCAAGGGCCAGTTCGCGTTCGAGTTCACGGGCCACTACTCAATCAAGAACCCTGAGATCGTGCCCTATGAGCTGTATATCAAGCAGGAGATTGGAGCCTAACCATGAAGCTGGAGAACCTTAACGCCGACGAGTTCCAGAACGCCATGTGCCTGTTGGCGGACGTGGCGGAGGACGTCATGAACGGCGAGCTTGGCGCGAAGGCAAAGGCCGCCTACGCCAAGTTCCGCGCTGATTCCGCCAAGGCGAAGGCCAAGGCGAATGCCAAAGTCAAGGGCGACCCCGAGGCCGCGAAGGTAGCCGCCGCCTCCGAGGTCAACGGCCTCGCCGTGGACATGGTGGCGGGGCTTCTGCCCGACGTGCTGCGCCAGGGCGGCGAGATCAGCTACAAACTGCTCGCCGCGCTCGACGGCCAGACGCTCGAGGAGTACAAGGCCGACTTCACCGTCAAGAAGTGGGTGAACGACATCAAGGATGCCATCGACGGCATCGACGGCATCAAGGACATCCTGGCTCCTTTTTTTGGATAGCCGCCGAGGACCCATCTCACATATGGCTCTGTCTGGGCGAGTACGTCGGGCCACGGCGTGCTCGCCCTTTCTGTAGGTACATGGTCGCGCGGTGGCGCGAGCGGGACGAGCGGGAGGCGTTCCGCGTGTACCTGAGCGAGTCGGTGCGTCTCATGGCGCAGGGGAAGTGGCTCAAGGAGCCCTTCCTGAGCATCGTCAACGGCGGTGCGGGCGATGGGTCCGAGGCGGAGGACACGCGCAGCGGCGACGAGATCGCCACAGACATCATCGAGCGGATGGGATTGAAGGTGGTCTAGGTGGACCTTCTCGACCTGATGATTAAGGTCGGCCTCAAGGACGAGGCCAGCGGCAAGGCCGAGGGCGTGGCCTCGAAGGTCGTGGGCACGCTCGGCAAGGCCGGCGCGACCGTTGCCAAGGCGGTAGGCGTGGGCGTCGCCGCCGTGGGGGCGGGCGTCGCCGCCATCGGCGTGGCGAGCACGCAGGCCTACGCCGCGTACGAGCAGAACGTCGGCGGCATCCAGAAGATTTTCGGCAACATGGGCAAGTCGCTCGACGAGTACGCCGCGCTCACGGGGCAGACCGTCGAGCAGTGCTCCGGCAAGTGGCAGCAGCTCGAGCAGGCGCAGACCACGGTGCTCGCAAACGCCGACGCAGCCTACAAGACGGCCGGCATTAGCGCCAACCAATACATGGAGCAGGTGACAGGTTTCTCGGCCTCGCTCGTTTCCTCACTGGGCGGCGACACGGTAAAGGCCGCGAAGTACGCCAACACGGCAATGGTCGACATGAGCGACAACGCGAACACCTTCGGCACGGCGATGGAGGACCTCCAGAACGCGTACCAAGGATTCGCCAAGCAGAACTACACGATGCTCGACAACCTCAAGCTGGGGTACGGCGGAACCAAGGAGGAGATGCAGCGCCTCATCAAGGACGCGCACGCCGTCAACTCCGCCGTGGACGAGTCGAGCCTCTCGTTCGACAACGTCGTGCTCGCCATCCACACGATGCAGGAGCAGATGCAGATCGCTGGCACGACCTCGCGCGAGGCGGCAACCACCATCGAGGGCAGCGTCAACATGATGAAGGCCTCGTGGGAGAACTGGCTGACCGAGCTGGGCAAGGACGACGCCGATATGGGCAAGCTCACCGAGGAGCTGGTCGAGTCGGTCGAGACGGCGGCCTCGAACGTCATCCCGCGCGTTGCGACCATCGTCGGCACGGCGCTGTCGCAGCTACCGAGCCTTGTCACGTCGGTCGGTCCCGTGCTCGGCCAGGCGTTTGTCGACATCTTCACGCAGGCGCTCGACAGCGCGGCTGAGGCCGTACCCGGGCCCATGGGCGACATCCTCTCCGCCGTTTCGGACGGCGTGGACGAGATCGGCGAGCGCTTCAAGGGCCTTGGCGAGATCTGGTCGGCTGGCGACAACCCGCTCGAGTCGCTGCACCTCGCCATGGTCTACGGCCTGACGCTGCTCGAGGGCGACCTGTCCACGCTGCAGGAGAACATCACCTCATCGCTGCCCGGCATCGCCGAGGGCTTCGCCGACGTGGGCGGCGAGGTCGTTCCCAGGCTCGCCGAGGGAATCGAGATGGGGCTGTCGTTCCTCTCCGAGACGGCGGCGTCGCTCATGACATCGCTCGGCGGCTACCTGTCCGAGAACCTGCCCTCCATCACGGAGAGCGGCCTGCAGATTCTCACCGGCCTCTCCGAGTCCATAGCCGAGAACGCGGGCGTTCTGGCAGAGGGCGCGGCGAACCTCATCGTCGGCTTGGCGCAGGGTATCGCCGACAGCCTGCCGACGCTCATCGAGCAGGCCCCGGTCATCGTGCAGAACCTCGCCAGCGCGATCAACGACAACGCGCCGATACTGCTCGGTGCCGGCATCCAGGCAATCGTGACGCTGGCGCTTGGCATCGTGCAGGCGATACCGACGCTCATCGCCAACATCCCGGCCATCTTCTCGGCCTTCGTCTCGGCTTGGTCGGCGCTCGACTGGCTGAGCCTAGGCAGGAATGCCATCACGTTCCTTGGCAACGGCATCACCGGCATGGCCGGCTTCGTCAGCTCGTGCGGCGCCAACATCGTGTCCGCTATCCGCGGCGCAATCCAGAACCTGCCGTCCACCCTGGCGAGCATCGGCCGCAACGGAATCAGCAGCCTGGGTTCCGCTATCCGCGGCGCGGTCGGCTTCGTGACCTCGGCTGCGGCCAACATCGGCAGCGCGATCATGAGCGCCCTGTCCTCCATCCCGGGCCGCGTGGCCTCCATCGGCTCGCAGATCGTGCAGGGCATCGCCAACGGAATCAGCGGCGCGGCCGGCGTGGTCGTGAGCAAGATTACCGGCGTGGTGGGCGGCGCCATCGAAGCTGCCAAGAACCTGCTCGGAATCCACTCGCCCTCGCGCGTGTTCCGCAAGATGTTCGGCTACGTGATGCAGGGCGCGGCCCTCGGCATCGACGACACGGCGGACGAGCCGGTGAAGTCCATGAGGTCGGCGGTGCGCAACGTCGAGAAGGCCGCCGTGTTCGGCGTGAGCGTTACCGGCGGCGGAGCATACGGGGCGACCGCCAACGGCGCCGCGGGCATCGCGGGCGGCGGAAACGTTTACAACCTCTACCTCGACGGCGACCTGCTGGGCGTCGACGGGCGCGTGGCGTCCGCGTTCAGGGTCTTCGTCGCGGCGGTGGAGCAGAGCATGGCGATGGGGGTCGCGTAGCATGGCGCAGGGAAACTGGGTTCAAGGTGGCAGTGGCTATAGAAAGTACTGCTGGTGCGCGTACGTGGACGTTGCTGAGGTCGGGCGCACGGACACCACCGTGACCTACCGCGTCACGCACGGCTACGGCACGCGCTACGCCATCGACTGCTACGCAAACGGCAGCTCGTCGGCGGGCGGCTCGTGGAACGGCTCGGTCTACTCGACGAACAACTCCGGCTGGGTGTGGGTGCAGTGCACGTCGCGCGACGTCGAGCTCGCGCGCGGAAACGGCGACGCCTACAACCACACCTTCACGGGCCAGATTAACGTCACGGGCGGCTTCGGCAACGGAACATCTAACGCCTCCAACACCGTCACGGTCCCGTGCCGTGCCTACCACACGCCGCACACGCCGAAGAACATCAGGGCGGAGCGCCTGAGCGACACCAGCGCGAAGGTCAGCTGGGACGTCGACTACACGGGCATGAACGGCGACTTCCCCTGGTCGACCGTGACCGTCGGCGTGGTGAAGAACGGCCCGGGGAAGTTCACCGACGTCGGCACCGTCAGTTGGGACACCACGAGCCACACCTACAACGGCCTCGAGCCGGGCTGCATGTACATCTTCTCAGCCAAGGCGACGGGCCCCGGCGGCACGTCGGACTACGGCGTGAGCGCACCGGCGATCTACACCACGCCGACGGCGCTCGGCATGCTCGAGGCGGTCAAGGCGGAGGCGGCGAAGGTCGTGCTCAAGGAGCACGACGCGCCGGCCTTCGTCGACAGCTGGGAGTTCCAGCTCACGACCGACGGTGGAAAGACGTGGGTCGATGCGGACGTGAACGCCTCTTGGGAGGACGAGGAGGCACCGGCGGGTACGGTGCGCTACCGCGCCCGCGCGGTCAAGAGCGGCCTCAAGGGACCGTGGACCGAGTCAAACGAGGTCACGACCATATGCCCGCCGCTCGCACCGTCCATCAGGGGCGTCAGGGCGGCTTACGCCACGGGTTCGACTGCGACGCTCGAATGGGTGCCCAACCATCCGGACGGCTCGGCGCAGGCCTCGGCTGAGGTGCAGATCACGACGCCGACGGGTCCCACCACCACGACGGTCGATGGCCCGGGCGCGAGCCTGAAGCTGCCGACCGGCACCAAGGGCCCCTATACCGTGCGCGTGCGCACCAAGGGACTCGACGAGGACTGGGGCGCATGGTCGAGCGCGGCGGCCTATACCGTGGCGGACGCGCCTCAGGCATTCTTCACCGACCCGGCTGCGGACGGGGCGACCTTGCGTGCGGTGCCGCATACCTTCACGTGGAAGGTGGCCGACGAGACGGGCGTCAGCCGACAGCACCTGTCTTTGCGCGACATCAGGGGCAACATCCTGTGGAGCGGGATGCTGGACAAGGACGCGCGTTCCTTCCGCCTGGGCTATGCGCAGCACGCCTTCGTCAACCACACGGTCTACAGGGTCGTGCTCACGGTCACAGCCGGCTCGTCGCTGTCGGTCGCCGCCTCGAGAGTTTTCCAGACCGACTGGGCGCCACCGGCCAAGCCGTCGCTCAACGTTTTCGTCGACGAGAGGCTGGGATGCCAGCTGTCGGTATTCCCCGGCAGGGCCGACAGCGATGACACGCCCGAGACGTCCCATTTCACCGTGTCGCGCGTCCTGCCAGACGGCTCGACCCTGCAGCTCGGCTCGCACCTTGCGGCGGGCGAGGGCGCGAGCGATCCGCTGCCGCCGCTCAACAGCGAGTTCGAGTACGTTGCCGTCGCGTACGCGGCGACGGGCGTGAGCGCGGCGACGAGGGTCAAAACGACCGTGGCGAGCCGCGCGGTGGCTCTCAACTGGGGAGCCGGCGCTGAGAGGTCGTGGCTCGGGCGCTATCTCAAGAAGGGCTCGAGCCGTAAGGTGACGCACGGATACAAGATGCTGCACTTCGCCGACGGCGGGGAAGGGCTGCCCGTCTCGTACGGCATCAACGAACGGGACGTCAAGGACAGCATGGACTTCCTGCTGCTCGACGAGAAGGACTACAAGTCATTCCTCGAGGTCATGAACATGGCGGGGCGCTTCTGGGTGCGCGATCTCTACGGCGAGCGGTTCCGCGCCCGCCTCAGCTGTAGCGTGAAGCGTTCCGACGGCGCGTGGGTGGCTTCGTGCGACCCGACGTGGGAGACGTGGGAGGAGCCCGCCAATGGCTGATAGCTGGATAAGGCCGTTCGACGCCTCCTACGACTTCGTGCGCGTATCACGTGAGACGGGGCTCGAGCTCGACTTCGTGCGCGACATCGAGAACGGCGGCTCCATCGAGCGCAATGCGAACACGGCGCTCTATGAGACTGCATCCCTGGACTTCGCCGACAAGTTCGACGTTGGCAACGACTTTCTGCGTGTGTACCTCAACGCCACCTTCACGGACGGCAGTAAGAGGCGCGAGTGCCTCGGAACATTCATGCCGCAGGTGGACTCGGTGGACATCGACGGCGCCTACCGCGAGGGCCAGATCAACGCCTACGGCCTCCTGAAGCGGCTCAAAGACGACGACTTCGACGGGCCGTACGTGATCGTTGCGGGCAGCAATCTGGTTGATGAGGCCGTCAAGATAGCCGAATCGGTCGGCCTCACCGTCTACGCCGACCCCAGCAGCCTCCTTCTGGGCAGCACCTTGGTTTTCGGCGTGGGCAGGGACAACGACGCTAAGAACAAGCTGGACGCGGTGGACCTGCTCCTCAAGGCGGCCAGGTTCCGCTCGCCGGCGACCGACCGGATGGGCAACGTGATCTACAGGCGCTACGTCGAGCCTGCCGACATGCCCATCTCGGCGGAGTTCACCGAGGGCAGGGATGCGCGCTTCATGTCGGACATGACCGAATCGACTAACCGCGCCGAGGTCTGCAACGTCGTGCACGTGGACTTCAGCACGCAGGACGCATCGGTGCGCGGCACGGCGGTGGACGACTCGCCCGATTCAGACCTCTCGACCGTCTCGGTCGGTCGTCGAATCGTCAAGAGCTACAGCTACGACAGCCTGCCGGGCGTGGATACCGAGGACGCCAACCTTGTCGAGGGCGCCGCCAACGCCCTCATCGGCACCGGCAAGAAGTCGGATAAGAGCTTTAGACAGAGCGATTCGCACGGCAGCATCCAGACCGTCTACGTCTCCGACTCGCCGCAGGTGGGAGTGCTTTTCGGCATCAAGGTCGTTTCGAGTGACGGGCGCGTCGGCTTCTGCCAGGACGAGGGGCCGAGCGTCAAGAAGGATACGGACTACACGCAGAGCGTGTGGGTCAAGGGCACCAAGGGCGCGACGGGCATCATACAGTCTTTCTGGGATCAGGAGAGGGCGCTTGGCCCGGCGACCAAGGGGTTCACCATGACTGGTGAGTGGCAGAAGGTCAGCTACACCTACCACGCCACGGAGAACCACAGCAAGGTCAGCTGGGGCTACTGCTACATCGACGGCGGCGAGGCCATCTTCGTCGCCGACAAGGTCGAGGAGGGAGGCAACGCCACGCCTTGGCCCCAGGACGCCATGCAGGCGGCGGCGGACCGCAAGGCGGCTGAGCTGCTCGCCACCGAGCGCGCCGTGACGCGCACGGACGAGTTCAAGAGCGTATACAAGCCCGTCGAGCCGTGCATGGCGGTGGCGATGAACTACAGGACCGGCGGGGTTGTCGGCAAGCTGGCAATCCAGAAGCAGACGCTGACGCTCGACGCCGGCTGCGTCATAAAGCACACGGCGAGGAGGTACGAGCGATGAGCGATTCGACGACCGAGATCAAGGGCGCGGCGGCGCGGCTGGCGGCGGCGATGCCGTCGGGCGGCAAGCGGCTGACGATGGAGTTCGGCACGGTCGTGGGCGTCCACGACACGGCGCTCGACGTGATGCTGCACGGCGCGGTGGTGACGGTCCCGATGGTGCGCTCCTGCACGGGGTGCATCATCACCGACCGCGCCGTGATCCTGTCGCAGGGCCCGCTGGCCGTGTGCGTCGGCACGATGGCAGCGGTGTAGGCCCGCGTTACGGGGGCCCGAACCTGCAGTGTGGCGGGGAATGGGCCCCACCACGCTGCAGAACGGGAAGGAGGTCAGATGGAGGTACTCAAGCTCTTCGCGCCGTACGGGCCGGGGTGGCTCGGCGGCGCGGCGCTTGCGCTCATTGCCTTTTATTTTGGGCGGCAATTTTTGGCCGAGTACAAGGTTCAGAACGAGCGCAAGGCGAACCTCGACCTCAAACGCGAGGAGCGTAAGCAGGCCGAGGTCGACGAGCGGGCGCAGCGCGACCGTGAGCGATCGCAGATGGAGGGCCGCATCGCAGCCCAGATGGAGAGGTCCAACAGCCTCATGGAGGCCATGAAGACGCTGATGGAGTCCGTGGTGGCGTCCAACGAGGTCCTGCACAGCGATCTTACGCACAGTCAGGCGAGAAGCCAAGGAATGGCGGAGAAGGTCGACCACATCTGCGACCGAGTCGACCTGCTCTACGACAAAGAAACAGGTAGATAGGAGGAATCATGACTACCGAAAACATTATCCGCAAGGTGACGAGCCGCAAGTTCTGGCTGTGCACGGCTGCCTTTTTGGGCTCCGTCGCGACCAGCGTGGCCGGCATCGCCACGGACAACCAGACCGTCGCCGCCATCGGCACGGTGTGCGGGGTCGCGAGCGCGGCCATCTACGCCGCGGCCGAACAGGCCGTGGACGCCGCGCGACTCAAGGCGGGAGGCGAGCATGACGGAGACTAACGCCGAGCCCAAGCGCAAGCTGCCGATGCGCAGCGTTTTCGCCATCGTCCTCGCCCTCGTAGCAGCCCTCGCCGCCCCGTGCGGAGCCGAGGCGTACCAGAGTGTCGATAAGTACGTTAGCAACGGCCACGGCTACCTCAATGCGAGCTACCTCGTCATCCACGAGACGGCGAACCCCGGCGCGAGCGCCTACAACCACACTTTGCTGTGGTCGCGCGATGACACTTATGCTGTCCACCACGTGATGGAGCTTGACGGCTCCACCGTGTACAACACCGTGCCGGAGAACCGCCTTTGTTGGCACGTGGGCAACGGCAACTACGCAACCATCGGCATCGAGCTCGCCCACGCCACGAACGCTTCCGACTTCTCCAAGCAGTGGTCCGAGGCCGTGAAGTGGGCGGGCGACGAACTCCGCTCTCGCGGCTGGGATACGTCCCGCCTTTTGAGCCACTACGAAGCGGCTCAGCGCTGGGGCGGGTCCGATCACACCGACCCGAATGGCTATTTCGCCCAGTACGGCAAGTCGTGGTGGGAGTTCTAGCAGGCGGTCGCAGCCTATCTCGGCAGCGGTTATGTCGCTCCCATCGCGCCGACCAACGGCAATGGAGGCACCTATCAGCCCTCTTATTCTGCAACCCGTACCAAGTTCCCGAAGTCCACGGGCAAGAGCGTAAACATCCACTATGCTCTCCATAACCGCTACGGTGCGTGGAATGATGCCGTTACCAATTTCAACGACTCCAACTCCGAGGGCTTCGCTGGTATGCCTTACGGCTCCCACGACATGCTCATCGCATGGGTTGACAGCGGCACGCTTCGCTACCGCGTCCACACCAAGGAGAGCGGTTGGCTCGGCTGGGTACAGTATGCCAACTACAACGACAGCGTGAACGGCATGGCGGGCATCTGGGGCCAGACCATCGACGGCGTTCAGATGTACTACATCACGACCAACGGTGAATACAAGCAGGTCTACTACAGGTCTCAGGACGTCGCACACGCTGGCTACTGGGACGAGGTCTGCGATGACGGCTCCACCTATGGCGGCGATGACTACGCTGGCATCTACGGCTATGCGCTCGACCGCCTGCAGTGCTACGTGTCGGACGGAACGCGCCGATGATCGCGTTGGCATTCGTGCTCGGGTCGCTCTTCGGCGGCACAGTGGCGACAATCGGGCTCTGCATCGTAAGCATCAACCGGCGCTAACGACTGCGGGCGATAACAGCAAAAGGGGCCGTGGCGGTTCGTCGCCACGGCCCCTTTCTCGTATCCCTCGAATATCCCAAGTGGGCGCAAAACCCTAAGTACGGTCAGCGTGTTGCGGTACGTTCAGCGTGTTTTGCCTGTTGGTCAGCATCAATAGCGAGCTGCGGCAAACTGTCTCAGTACTGCCACATGTGATTGACGGGGCCGGAGCCTTTGCCCATGTTCAGGCCGGCGGCCAGAGCGCCGGTTAGGTAGGCCTTGCCGCCGTTGACGGCGTCGGCAAGATCCATGCCCTGGGCCAGCGCGCAGGCGATGGCGGACGAAAGCGTGCAGCCGGTGCCGTGTGTGTTGTCGGTCTCGATGCGCTTGTGGCGGAACCACGTGGTGAGCGGATCGCCCAGATGGTTGCCCTCGTCATCGAGTGGCGCGGGTTCGGCCAATACATCGTTAGCCTCGTTGACAAGATGCCCACCCTTAACGAGGGATGCGCAACCAAAGCGGCGGGTGAGGAGCATGGCAGCATTTTGCTGTGTGCGCTCGGAGTCGACCTCGTAGTCAAGCAGGGCCATGGCCTCGGGAATATTGGGCGTGATGACGGTTGCTAGTGGGAACAGGCGGCGGGTGAGCGCCTCGGCGGCATCTTCGGTAATCAGCCGTGCGCCCGAGGTGGCTACCATGACGGGGTCGACGACCACGTTTGTCGCGTTCCAGGCGCTCAGGCGGTCGGCGATAACCTCGATAATCTCGGCAGAGGAAACCATGCCGATCTTGACGGCGCTGGGGCGGATATCGTCAAATACGGCGTCGATCTGCGCAGCGACGATATCAGGGGAGATATTCTGCACGGCGGTGACACCGAGCGTGTTTTGTGCGGTGATGGCGGTGATGGCCGTCTCGGCATACAGGCGGTGCGCCGTGATGGTCTTGATGTCGGCCTGAATGCCGGCGCCACCGCTGGAATCGGATCCTGCGATGGACAGGACGGCAGGTACCTTACTGCGATCCAT